GATGCGCGCGGGCCAGATGCCTACGATTGCGTTGGATTCTTCCTTGAAATCGAACGCCGCCTCGGCTTCCCCGTCCCGGCATACGCCAGCGAAGTGGAAGCGGTTGAGCTTGCAGTTGCCGATTGGGAGTTAGTTGCCGATCCGCAACCCGGAGATGCAATCTTGATTCGCTCTCTCGATCCGCGCTGGCACATCGGCGTGGTCTGCGGAGATGGTTGGATGCTGCACTCGCGTGAGGGCGCGGGGGTGGCAAAAGAGCGGTATAACTCGTTTCCGTGGAAAGCTCGAATTGAGGGCTTTTATCGATGGAAACAAATCTCATCCCCGCTCTAAATCCGACGATTGTCTCTATCGCCGAGGCCGCGCCCGCGCCGTACGTGTTGCCTGAGATACCAGACACGCTGAGCCTCCGCCCCGTTCGCATCATTGAAAATCTGAATCCGTTTCACGTGGAAGAGCGCTGCGTGATCCAGATAGCTCCGCTCGACAATGAGAGCGCGGCTGCACTGGTCACCCGCGCCGCCATTCATCTGGACGATTACAAGTGCAGCCTCAACGGGTCTCTTATTCCAGACGCCGAGTTGTGGTCAACGGCGGTGCAACCCGGAGACGAGATAGTCCTCTTTCCGCGCGCCGCCGGCGGCCGTGTGTGGGAAATGATTTCCATGGTTGCGCTGTTGACGCTGGTCGCGTGCTTCACCGGCGTCGGCGTTGGCTTTGCCGGGTTCGCGGCCATGATGGGCATGTCGGGCACCGCCGCCGGTTTGATCGGGGCAGCCGCTCTCATGGGCGGCAGTATGCTCATCTCCTGGGCATTCCAACCGGGCCAGCCCAGCTCTCCCTCGTGGTCCTCAACCTACGATCCCACCGGCCCCAAGGGCCTCGCACAGCCCGGCGTACCCGTTCCCAAGGCATACGGCACCATGGGCTGGTGCGGCAACGTCATTTCGTCTTATGTGAACTTCGACGGCAAAGACGCTTACATCAACTGCCTTGTCTGCTACGGCTGGGGCCAGGCCGTGAGCATTTCCAATGTGCTCATCAATCAACAGCCCATCTCTGTTTTTAGCAATTGTTCGTATCAGGTGCGCCTAGGCACCAACAATCAAGCGCCTATCGACGGCTTTGACCGCACAACCAACGGCTACCCGCAAGAGATTGAGATGTTGATTTCTAACGGGCCTATCGTGGTGCAGGGCACGGGAACCAACGTCCAGGGGTTGGACATCACCGTCAAGTTCCCCTCGGGCCTCTACCGCATCACCGGCGACGGCAACGATGTACCGCTCAAGGTGATTTACAAGATCGAGGTTTCGCCGCACAACACAAACACCTGGACATCTCCGCTCTTCCCGAACAACACACAGACGGTTGCCACCACGCACAGCAACGGAACGCAGACCTGGCCCGCGTGGGTTGTGGTGCCCACGGATCGCTTCGCCGGATCGGGCATCGTCTACGCCAGTGACAACGGAACTCACACGCCCGGCGACCTGTGGAGCAACACGGAAACGGTGACCACTGTCAACGTGGACGGCACCACTTCAAACACCTCCGCCACATTTAGGGGTGAGTGGCAGCCATGCGACCCCAACCTCAATCAAGCTCTGGCCACCAATTGGTGGCAGGGTTACCGCGTGATCGAGAATTGCACTTTCTCCGCATTCTTTGACACCGTGAGCGTCTACGGCCTCGCCGCCGGCCAATGGGATGTGCGCGTAACCAAGGTTGCGTGGGAGTGGGATAACAACCACTACATCTTCTACAGCGATGCAACCAGCTCTCAAACCGTCTGCGATTGCTGGCTGTGGAACATCAATGAGATTTTCTGGTCGAACCTCTCTTACCCGAACATGATCCTCGTTGGCGTCAAGGCCCTGGCCACGTCACAACTCAACGGTGGCAGCATTCAACTGATGTCCACCATCAAGCATGACATCGGCGCGGATACCGTGATCCCCGCGCAGCTCTCCAGCTACGAACACGACAACCCGGCCATCGTGGCCTATGACATGCTCGTCAATCCGCTCTACGGCATGGGCATTGCCGCCAACCTGATCGATGTTCCCGCCTTCGTCGCATGGGCCGCGTTCAACGATCAGATGGTTACGAATCAGGACGGTTCTCAGGTGCGCCGGCACATCTTCTCGGGCGCATTCGATCAGGCCGGAGATGCGTGGCACGCGCTGGGCGTCATCGGCGGCATGAGCCGCGCTTCCATTATTCAACTCGGGATGCGTTACACCGTGATCCTCGACGCGCCCGGCGATCCGGTACAGCTCTTCACCGTGGGCAACGTGAAGAAAGACAGCTTCACCGAGGCATGGGTCGCTCTCGATGATCGTTGCACGCTGATTGAGGTTGACTTCGCCGACGCCGCCCGCAATTACCGCATGGACTTGCCCGTCTCTGTCATGACGGCGGCGGACATCAACAGCGGCTTGCAACCCAAGATCACGCGCACCAAGCTCACCGGATGCACAAGCCGCGACCAAGCCTGGCGCTGGGCTTACTTCCATCTGATGAGCACCAAGCTCACGTTGCGCACCGTGCAATTCAGCGCGCCGGTTGAGGCGGTGTGCTGCTCGCTTGGGTCGGTGATCGCTCTCCAGTCCGATGTTGTGCAATGGGCCGTGGGTGGCCGCGTACAAGCCGGTTCCACCCTCAACACGTTGAGCGTTGACCGCACCGACCTGACCTTTGCGGCGGCCTCTGGGTGGACGGTGAGCGTACAGCATCCCGTGGTGCAACGCGGAACCGCACAGGTGCAATCTGTCTCCGGCCTCAACGTCACCATGACGGCCGCGCTGCCCGCTGGGCGCATTGTCAAGGCCGTTGACGGACCCGGAAATGAGTACATCGTTACCGGCTACTCCGGCTCAACCATCACGCTCTCAGGCAGCACGGGCAGCCTTTCCGCCGGTAAGGTGCTCACGCTCTACGATTGCAACGTGATTGACAACCTCAGTGTCACCGCCGTGGCCGTTACTCCGGGATTTGGCTCGGTGGTTTCCGTCTCGGGGCAGTTCTCCGCCGTGCCCTCGAAAGATAGCGCCTGGGCCTATGGGCAGAGCGCCGGCGCTCAACCCGCCAAGCTCTTCCGCGTGGTGAGCATTAAGAAATCCGGTGAATTCAACTTTGACATCGGGGCCATGGAGTACAACGCCACCATCTACACCGATGTGGTTCCCAACTACGGTGAGATTGTGGGCGTGCCCGATTCGTCGCCGGTGATCACCGACCTCACGTTGGTTGAGCAGTTTCAAAACGGCACTCTCACCGGCTCATCCAACTCGGCGGTGGTCTCCGTTGGCTGGCGCAACAATAACACCGCCGTGGGCGCCCAGGTGCAAGTGCAAGCCTCCGGCGGAACATGGAACACGCTGGGCAACATTCAAGGGCAGAGCTGCACTTTTGTGGGCACCATCGGCACCACGTACAACGTGAGCGCGACCGGCTTCGATTGGCAAGGAAACTTGCTAGGCAACCCGGTTACGGGATTGATTACCGTGCAAGCCTCCACCAATGTGCCCGCCAACGTCACCGGGTTTAGTTGCGCCATCAACGCGAGTGGCTTGCCGGTGCTCACCTGGACCGCCGTCACCGGCGCGGATCACTACGAGATTCGCTACCAGGGCAGCCAGGACTATTACCCGTGGGACACGGCGACCGTGCTGTGGGATGGCACCGGAACAACGTGGACGGATATCACGCTCCGCAACGGCATGTACATGATTGTCGCGGTGCTTTCCGTGGCCGCCGGCGGCCTCATGAGCCTCATTCCGGCGTACATCACGCCGTATCCCGATCCGCCCATTGTCACCATCTCGCAGAGCGCCACCAACACAAGCGGAAGCGGCGGAAGCGCAACGGCAAGCGCCGGAGTCACGGTCAACTCAAACGGTTCTGTCACTACGGCTGCAATCGTGTGGCTCACCATCTCCTGGACGTGGCCCAGCAACTATCCCACGCCTTCCGCCTTCAACGTCGTCGCTTTTACCGGGTCCGATCCCACGGCGGCGGCTAACTACCTTTTCGATATGGTCACGGTCGGGGCTACCACCACGTCCTACACCGTCCCCGTTTGCCCAACCGCCGCAATGAGCATCGTCAACGCGGCTGTAAGGAGTGTGTATGCCTAATTCGCCTTGGACTGAAACAGGAAGCTCGATCAGTTTAGTACCGTCAACCACCACGATTGGCAGCGATCCGGAGAACGTCAACTATCTATCGAATCAGGACAAAATAAACCTGATGGCGCAATACACCGCCGAGTTGGCAATGAAAACCTCTCTCGATACGCTTGCCTCAACGTGGAGCGTGTCTAGCACCTTCTATGACAACGCGGTCGCGGGAATCAGCTCGGGACTCATCACAGCCGGTGCTCCATCGAACTGGGCAACCACCTGGCCGGATGGCACCACAAGCGGCCCGTGGCCCGGCATACAAACATCGCTGGCCAACCTGTGGGCACAGGTGGCAACCCAGCGCACGGCGTTGCAATCGTCTATCTCCTCGGCACAGGCGGCGGCGGCACAGGCGGCGGCGGTATCGGCAGCGGCTACAGATGCAAGCACCAAGATGAATACCGCCATCGCGGACGCCCAAAGCTACGCCAACGGTGCACAAGCCGCTGCTATCAGTGCAGCGGCAACAGCGGCGGCGAATACTTATGCGGCATCAATATCCGCTCCGGTTATGGTTTCCACCCTTCCAATATTGCCTAGTAATAGCTATCCAGTGGGTAAGATCGCTTTACTTACAACAACAGGCGTCCTTTACTACAGTACGGGTAGCTCATGGACACTCGCCGGTGTATCGGGAAGCAGCATCGTCGCCAACAGTATCACAGCGGGACAGATTGCAGCGGGGGCGATTGGAGCAACTCAGATTGCAGCAAACTCGATTACGGCGGGTAATCTTGTGGTTGCAAATTTCGATAACCTGATTCCAAACCCAAACAGTGAGCAAGCCGCACCCGCAGGGGGCTGGCCCACTGGTGCATGGGAGGGGATAAATGTAACCACTGCAACGTCCAATGACGGTACAAGGTGCCGATACATATCTAACAACCACGCGGTTGCTTGGGTCAAGATTACGCCTTTGATTCCATGCTCCGCTGGAGATTCTTTCTATTTTGAGGGGTGGGCCAAACGAGATAATTCACAGGTATCAGCGGCCAATGTGGCCTACGTTCAATTCTACGATTATGCGGGGGTTGCGACGGGCGCATTTGCTACACCCGGAACCACAGCCACCTGGGCTAAGCTATCAGTGGCAGCCGTTGCCCCGCCCGGATCATCCTATACACAAATCATTCTCGAAAATGATGACACCGGGTCAGCCGGATCAACATACTGGGATACGTTATATTTTCGCCGCATGGCAGACGCCAACTTGATCGTTGACGGCACTATCACCACTCAAAAGATTGCAGCGGGACAAATTACCACTACGCTCCTTGCAGCAAACGTGGTCACAGCGGCCAACATTCAAGCGGGTGCAATCACCGCAAACAAGCTGGCAATTACACCAATCGGGTCAACTATCAATTATGACCCGGCTCTCTCAGACCCAACGGCTTGGACGTCGGCTAATGTTACTTTCTCCGGTGGTCCTGCCAACGCCAGCGGAGCCGTGGGAAATCCTTATGTTTCCAGCACCATTCAAGATGGATATGCTCAAAGTGTACAAGCATACCCGATTGACCCCACTAAGGTTTATAAACTGAGCGCCAATCTGTTTGCTGGACCGGGAAATAACCGTTTCATGCTTATTTATGTACAGTTCCATGACGTGACAGGTGCAAGCATCGCCGGGTATTGGAGCAATGGCAGTGCAAGCACAGGTTATGCGGTGTACATTGGTCCCACGGCTTCAAACAATGCGTTTGCCCGGTATGGCTCACAGTTTGGAGCGGGCACAGCTCTCCCGATTCCTTCAAATGCTGCAACGTGCAACATCGGGATATGGTTCCAATTCAGTCAATCAGGCTCCACGTCAATTGGGCAGGCTGCTCAAGACCTACGCCTTGAGACGGTGGTAGATGCTTCTCTCATAGTTGACGGCACTATAACGGCCGCCAAGATCGCAGCTGGGGCCATAACAGCAAGCATGATTACCACCGGCACGCTCAACGCCACCAACGTAGCGGTTACCAACCTCAACGCAAGCAACATCACCACGGGCACGCTCAGCGCAAACATGGTGCTCTTTCCGGACGGCACAGAGTTGAGCACAGCCAACCGCGTTGTGACGATGTTTAAGCAGCCATCATCTGACAACATTGCTGTGGGATCAGGTACCGCATTGATTCCAGGGTTGAGCTGGCCGGTAACTGTGCATTCGGGAGCCGATGTATTCAACTTTTTCGGAGCGCTCACCGCAGAGCAGACATCTGGAACAACCAATAGCCCTGTGAATGTCTATTTTTATGTGGATGGGGTTTTTGCTGGGCTCTACCCGTGCGTCCCACGGTTCCCATCTCTCAACACCTGGTATGTCTTTCCGATTGCCGCCACCGTCACAGGATTGACCACGGGGGCGCATACCATCGCGATCTACGCAAACAATAATGGGTATCCCTTCACCGTGAAAGCGGAAACGCGGGTCACCTGTCAGCAAATCTACTAATGGTAGATCACGCCGAGAACAGGGGCCTGGCAGCCAGACGCCAGATACACATCCGGGGCCTTGCAGACGGGCAAGAACAGGTTGTGAATCGCAAAGGGAGCCGCGATCGATATATCCGCCGCCGTCATCGCATAAGCCAATTTGCGGTGACGGTGAGCGGACAGCCTCCGCGCCACCCAGTATTGTGCGTAGACCATTCCGCCGGAGTAGAGGGCCATCACCGGCGGATGGTTGGCGATCCATCCCGGTAACGTGCCCTCTTTGTTGCCCGCCGATTCCGCCCAATGCGTTGAGTAGACATCCAGGCCCCGCGCCGCCGCGTCGGTGGCTAGCAGTGCCCATTCTGCGCGGTCAAGGCGCGGTGTAGGGGATTCAGGCAAAGACTGCGCATAGCCAACATTGGCAAATACCAAGACGAATGCGAAAAGAATCCCCTTCATCGTTCACCTCAAAGGTCGGAGCTTAACTCGTTACCGGCTGGATGTCGAGTGACAGCCGCCACTACTCCCAAAATGGCCTGTTTTTCGTGATCCGCGCCACACTCACCGTAGAGAGGGTGAGCGATGCAACTGAGTGCGACCGGGCTTGCGCTGTTGAAACAATCCGAGGGTTTCCGTGGCAGCCGATACCTTGACGTTGCCGGCATTCCCACCATCGGCTACGGTCACCGCCTGTTGCCCGGTGAAAGCTATCCCAATGGAATCACTGAGGCGGAAGCCACGGTGATACTGAGCCGCGACGTGGCCATCTCCGAGGGCGCTGTTGCGCGCATGGCGCGGGTCACGCTCACACAAGGGCAGTTCGATGCGTTGGTTGATTTCGTGTTCAACCTGGGCCAGGGTCGGCTGGCCGGCTCCACGCTGCTCAAAGACTTGAACGCGGGGCAATCGGATGCGGCTGCCCTCCAACTCTTGCAATGGGACCACGCCGGCGCAAAAGAGTGTGCGGCGCTCAAGACACGCCGCGCGGCGGAGTACCAACTTTGGACCGGGCACGCGCCGGCAAAATAACAACCTCAACCATCAACCGGCCAACAGGCCAAAGGAAGGTTATTCGCATGGGCAATGTTTTTGAGACTATCGGGCACGATGTCAAGGTCGGTGCCGAGGATGTGGGCAAGGGCGTCGAGAAGGCCGTCGAGTTTGCCATCGTTCACCCCATCGAGTTCTGTGTCAAGGCCGAAGCGGTGATTGCCTCTGCGGTCAAGGATTCGCCGGAAGTCAAGACGGCCGTGCTGGGCCTGGTGAAACAGGCCACCGGCGTGATTGGCGACGTTGCCACGGCCACGGCAGAAAAGGGCATCAACCTTGCCGACGACGCCAAAGCCCTCGCGGACGCCGAGGCATTCTTCAACTACTTCAAGAGCACGTTCATTCCGCTCGTGGAGTCCCTGTACGCCGAAGTCAAGACGGACGTTCAGTAAGTTCGCATCATTCACAACCCAAAGGCTCCGCTAACTCGCGGGGCCTTTGCATTTGTAGGCATAGTGAAGTTAGGGAGACGCCCGTGTCGCAAACTGAGTCAACAGCAATCCACGAACTAACTGAGGAAGTGCGGGGCCTCCGCACTGACTTGCGCGTGTTTTACACCAAGCTCTTTGGAGATGAAACCGGAGAGAACGCGCAAGGCCGCATTCCACGCATCGAAGCCACCCAGGCAAACCATGAACGCCGCATTCTTCGCATTGAGCGGTTCACGTGGATCGGCGCGGGCGCGGTGATGATCCTCGCATTCGCGGGCAAAGCAGTTGAGTTTATTTATCACATCGTTGGAATCGTGAGGCACTGATGGCCACCGTACCTGTAAGCACCCAGCGCAAGATTGTGGAGCTGGCCGGCAAAGGACTCTCCAACCGCGCCATCGGCCTAAAACTCAACCTGCACAATACCACCGTCATGCGCTACCGCCAGAGCGGCGTGCATGAGCCTATGACCGATCCGGTTGACGTGGACGCGGAGATTCGCAAGCACCTCCGTCGCGCCCCTGTCACCGTGGCCGATCTGGCCGGAATGATGGGAATCACCGCCGGCACAGTCAAGCGGACCATCGGCCAGATGAAAGAGCGCGGCGTGTTGATTGCGGAACATCCGGGCGGCATCTTCGAGATGGCCTCCACAGTGAACCTCGCGCCGGGCCGCTTTGAACTCAAGTCCAAGCCAGGTGAAGAGCAAATCTACGGCGTTACCTCTGACAACCATCTGTGCAGCAAGTACAGCCGTCTCGATGTGCTCAACGCAGCCTATGACCACTTTGAGCGCCGTGGCATTGAGCACGTATTCAACGCCGGCAATTGGATCGATGGTGAGGCCCGGTTCAACAAGACAGAGCTGTTGACTGCGCCCGGCATGGACAATCAGCTTGACTACCTGATTGACAAGTTCCCCGTGCGCAAGGGAATCACCACGCATTTCATTGCCGGCGACGATCACGAGGGCTGGTATGCCCAGCGCGAGGGCATTGAGATTGGCCGCTATCTGGAGAACCGCGCCAAGGATGCCGGCCGCACCGATCTGCATTACCTGGGTTACGCGGAGTCCGACGTTTCTCTGCGATGCGGCTCCGGGGCCGCTGTGGCCCGCGTGGTGCATCCCGGCGGGGGTTCGGCCTATGCCACTAGCTACACGGCACAGAAGCTCGTGGAGAGCTATCAGGGAGGCGAGAAACCGCAAGTCCTTATCATTGGCCACTACCACAAGTTTGAGTACGGCTTCCCGCGCGAGGTGCATTCCGTACAGGCCGGATGCACGGAAGATCAGAGCCTTTTCATGCGCAAGAAAAAGATTGCCGCGCACGTGGGCTTTCTGGAGTTGCGCATCAAGCAAGACTCCGCCGGCGTTATCACGCGCTTTGGCGTCGAATGGTTCCCATTCTTCGACCGTGGCTACTACGAGCGACGGTACAAGTAGAGTCTTCATGTTGTTTCGTACGATACAAAACCAAAGAAGGGGAGAGCATGAGTCAAGCTGTGCTTGAGAGCACCTTAACGCAATACCAATTCCTCAACGCCAAGTTCCTTGAGGCGATGAATGAGATTGGCAAGTATGGGAATGAGAAGTACGGGAAGGATAGTTTCCACCAACGCGCCCTGGCTGGAGACAAATCGCGCGGGAGCCTGGATCGTGCAAAGCCGGAAGTGATTGCCAGACACGCCGCCGATCACTTCGCGGATGGTAACGCCGGCATTCTTCACGATCACTTCCACACACGCACACATCAATATGCCGCGTCTGCCTTCAACGCCATGATGGAGTTCTACTTTGCCGGCCTGGAAGACGAGTCTACCTAGAGCGCGCCGCCGCCGATGCAGAGACAGCGCGCCCGTTCGGTTACACCTGCGGCTGTTGAGCGGTGTAGTGCTGTGCCGTCTCCGGCGTGATGTGGCCCGCAAGGCGCGGGTCGCGCTTAACAAAGCATGAATTCAAGAGGTCGGTCAGGCGGCGCAACTCCAGCCGTTGGCCGGCCTCTTCTATGCTCTGCTCATCAAATTCCTGGGATCGAAGGAACTTTTTCAGCACTACCGCAAACATGATTGCGTCGTCGCCGCGAACGAATACACCTGGCCAGTCTTCCCCAAAGCGTACCGGGCCGGTTTCGATGCGTTCGTCGTTCAAAGGAAATTCCACTGTCTTGCGTCTCATTGTTTCTCCTGTGTTGAGTGTCTCGCTTATGCAGATTTGCGCACCATGCGTGGCCCCGGTTTGATGCGGTCCTTTTTGTTGAGTTCAATGGCCATCACCGCGTCGTATTTCGTCTGCCGGCGGTGATGGCTGTAATACTGCATCATTTGCTCGGTCACATGGCCGGCAATCGCCCGCACCGTCTCCGGCTCCACGCCGTTTTCCAAGAGGCGCGTGATGCACTGATGCCGGAGGTCGTGCGGGTTGAGGTGAATGAATCCCGTGGCCGTGCGCAGCTTGTCCCAACTCTTGCGCAGAAACCACCGCGTGGCCGGCCGCGACGGATCATACTTGGCATTCCCTACAGAGGTGCGCTCACCTTTCTTTACCCGGTTGAGGCGGAAGGGAAACAAGTAGTGATCCGGATGCGTCGATCCAATCTCCAGCGCCCGTTTGTAGCACTGCTCAACTGCCCACCGCGCCGTACGGTTCAGCGCGATCTTGCGGGGCCGAGAGTTGTTTTTGACGGCATCTTCCGGGATGTAGATCTCGGAGATGTCTTTGCTGTCCCGTAGAAAGATGTTCTTGAGCCGGAGGCCGCGCAACTCACAGCCAGCCGCCGTCGTGTTGTTCGTGATGCACGCAACCCAATAAGCAAGCGCGGCCTCGGGGTGGCTTGCAGCTTTGCTGAACAAGTCCTCCTCATCCTCTTCTGAGAGGATGTCGCGCGGGCTCCACTTGGGAATGCCCTCCGCCGAATAGTAGGGCTTGATCTTCTCCCACAATTTGCAGTGCTTGAGGATTTGGCCCAGCGCGGAGATTTCATGGTTGATGATCGAATGCCCGGCCGTGCGCGTCCATGGATGCTCTTCACGTCCGTTGACAAGGAGAGTATTGGTTGCCCGCGCAAGCTGGTACTCACGCAAATTCCCTGGGGTGATGTCGCAAAGACGGATCGCACTGAAGAATTTCTCCAGTGCGTCTATGTAGCCCTGATTGGATTCGTGGGTGCGCGGCTTGAGGTTCCGGCGTTGTCTCCGTATGACCAT